AGTCTACCGACGTGCAGATTTGATCAGATTGAAAATGACTGACCCTTCTCGCTATGAAATGTTGAGTGATGAAATACTCGCAGCATACGCAGAAGGACGTGTTAAGTAACTTAATTGGAGCACTAAAATGGCCTATCCCACCCCAGCGGTAACAGTAACTACCGCAGCCACATTTATCCCAGATATTTGGAGTGATGAAATCATCGCTGCCTATAAGAAAAACCTCGTCATGGCCAATTTGGTTATGAAGATGAGCTTCAAGGGCAAGAAGGGCGACGTTGTTCACATCCCAGCACCTACGCGTGGCTCTGCCTCGCTGAAAGCTGCTTCGACTGCGGTCACTCTGATTGCAGACACCGAAACCGAAGTTCAGGTTTCGATCAATCGTCACTTTGAGTACAGCCGTTTCATTGAGGACATCGTTGAAGTTCAGGCGCTGAACTCGATGCGTCAGTTCTACACGGCTGATGCCGGTTACGCTCTGGCCCGTGCTGTTGACACCGACCTGATCCAGTTGGGTCGCTCAACTAACAGCGGCGCAGGCACGAACGTGTACGCAAACGCGTTCCTCGGCGGTGACGGCACGACCGCTTATACCGCAGCCAGCAACAACGAAACTGCGTTGACCGATGCAGCCATTCGTCGCACGATCCAGCGTCTTGACGACAACGACACCTCGTTGGATGGCCGGTTCTTTGTCATCCCACCGTCGAGCCGTAACACGCTGATGGGCTTGGCACGTTACACCGAGCAGGCGTTTGTCGGCAACGGCGACACGATCCGCACTGGCGAAATCGGAAACCTGTACGGCATCCCCGTGTTCGTCAGCAGCAACGTCGATACTGCCAGCGGCAGTAGCGGAGCGCGTATTTGCTTGATGGGTCAGCGCGATGCAGTTGTGCTGGTCGAGCAGATGGCTGTTCGCTCGCAAGTTCAGTACAAACAAGAGTATCTTTCGACGCTCTTCACGTCTGACACGCTTTACGGCGTATCGCTTTTGCGTAACTCATCAACCGCCAATATCGCGCGATCAGCCGCGATGTTCGCTTTGGCCGTGCCAGCCTAAACCCCAACCCCCCATTCGTGGGGGGTTAATTTAAGGAGATTCTTATGGCCGCCGCAACAGCAGTCACAGTTCGTGCTGGAAATGATCAGTTTCGAGGTTTAGTCTCTGACACATTTTTAGTCTCCGCAACCTTGAACGCATCATCACTGGCTGATGGTGCGGGAGAGACAAACACCATTGCAGTCCCAGGCGTCAAACTTGGCGATGTGGTGCTGAATGTTAGCCTGGGGGTAGACATCTCTGGCATTAGCCTCACGCCTTATGTTTCAGCCGCTGGCACAGTGTCTATTCGTTTTCAAAACGAGTCAGGCGGCACATTGGATTTGGCAAGCACCACAATCAAATGTTTGGTGATTCGTCTGGTCTAAATGGTAACTTTTCGCTGCTTGCAGTCTGGCAACACAGTGACTTTCACGAATCAACTAGACATTGATTCGATGAAGAGTCATCCAGGCTACGCTCGCATCGACACGCCTGATATACCCGCCCCGCCCAAAAAGGTGGGGCGGCCTCGTAAAGTTCAACCGGAGCAAAATCATGTACGGAAAAATGAAACCTGAGTCCAAGAAGGCCAAAAAGCCGCCGCAAGTTGCCATCATGGTGGCAATTGCCAAGCCTACGAAAGCCATGCCTGCTAGGGGCGCTCGGACAGCTACCAACAAAGCCAAGAAGGCGGCTAAGTAATGCTTACCGCACCAATCACGCTGCTGAACAGCGTCGTAGCAGCGGGCGCGTCAAGGGCTGTTCAATCTGATGCCGGTAACCCTGCATTTTTGCAAGTGACGGGCATCACGACGGCAACCGTGGCATTTGAAGGCAGTTTGGACGGCACAACCTTTTTCACGCTCGGCACAGCCTTGACGGCTAACGGTCTTGTCACCGTAGCCGTAGCTCCCAACTATTTGAGGGCAAACTGCACGGCGTACACCAGCGGCACGATTGTCGCCAAAGTGCTGTACTGAAATGAAGAGTAAGGTCAATCAAGCGGGCGTCTACACCAAGCCGGCCATGCGAAAGACTTTGTTCGAGCGCATCAAGGCTGGCTCGGCTGGCGGTGATCCTGGCGAATGGTCGGCCAGAAAAGCTCAGATGCTGGCGAAGGAATACAAGGCCAAGGGCGGAAAGTACACCAAATGAGCAAGACCGCGACGCACTATCTGCCTGATGGCAAGGTCTACACCGGCCCCATGCATAAAGAGGGCGGCGTGCTGATGACGGGCGCAAAGCATACGCCAGCGAGCAAGGTACTCAGCCACACTCCACCCAAAAAGGTGAAGAAGTGAAAGACCCCCAAAAGTCTCTGCGAGACTGGGGTAAGCAAGACTGGCGCACCAAGTCCGGCAAGAAATCGTCTGAGACAGGCGAGCGTTACCTACCCGCAGCCGCCATCAAGGAGCTGACGCCTGCCGAGTACGCAGCCACCACCAAGGCCAAGCGTGCAGGCACAAAGGCTGGCAAACAGTTCGTAAAACAGCCCAAGAAGGTGGCTGCAAAGACTAAAATCTTCCGATGAAAACCCCGGCTTACGCACGCAAGGAAGGTCAGAACCCTAAGGGTGGCCTGAACGCCAAGGGACGTGCTGCTGCCAAGTCCGAGGGTATGAATCTGAAGCCGCCAGTCAAATCAGGCGACAATCCCCGCAGAGCGTCTTTTCTCGCTCGCATGGCGGGTAATCCCGGCCCAGAATACAAAGACGGTGAGCCAACCCGCTTGCTGCTCAGTCTCAAGGCGTGGGGCGCATCGTCAAAAGCTGACGCCAAGGCCAAGGCCAAAGCGATCTCGGCAAGGAACAAGAAATGACCTTTCTCGAACTCATCAACGATGTCCTGATCCGCTTGCGAGAGGCTCAAGTCTCATCCAACAACGAGACGGCTTATTCGATACTCATCGGGCGGCTGGTCAACGACGCCAAGCGCCAAGTTGAAGATACGTTCGGGTGGAACGCACTCAGCCAAGACTTTTCCATTTCCACGGTTGCGGCGCAGTTCAGCTATCCGCTGACAGGTATCGGCCAAAAGTTTACTGTTCGGGACGCCCTGAACACGACTTCTTTTATCGGGCTAATCAACCTGTCTTTCGTTGAGATGAACCGATACCAGAAGTTCGGTGTTCCAGCTACTAGCATCCCAGAATATTACGCTTTTTACGGCACGACAGGCACTGATGCGAATGTTGTGCTGTACCCGATACCGGACGGCGTCTACTCCCTGTCGTTCAGCCTGACTGTCCCCCAGGCCGCGCTCGCAGCCGATGCAACGTCGGTGCTTGTCCCTGACTATCTGGTGGCGCAAAACGCTTACGCTCGGGCTCTGGTCGAGCGTGGCGAAGATCAAGGCTTGGCTTCATCGGAGGCTTACCAACTCTACCGCGATATGCTGTCCGATGCGATTGCGCTCGAAGGCACGCGCCTGCCCGAAAGACAAGAGTTCTTCTCGGTATGAGCCAAACTCTTCAAGTTTCTGGAGTCTCCGCGCCAGGCTTTTTTGGCCTGAACACGCAAGACTCCCCGCTTGATCTGGAGAGCGGCTTTGCTCTGGTGGCGACGAACTGCGTCATTGACAAGTTTGGCCGTATCGGGGCGCGAGAGGGTTTTAGCCGGGTCAATGCGTCGTCTGGCACGTTGGGCGCAAACGACGTCACCGTGATTCATGAGCTGGTCGAGGCAGACGGCACACTGACCATCTTGTTTTGCGGCAACAACAAGTTGTTCAAGTTGGACAGCTTGAACGCCGTGGTGGAGTTAACCTACGGTGGTGGCGGTACTGCGCCAGTGATCACGGCCAACAACTGGCAGTGCGCGTCTCTGGCGGGGCATACGTTCTTCTTCCAAGAAGGCTACACACCCCTCTTGTACGACCCTGCTCTAAGCACGACAACCTACCGTCGGGCCAGTGAGCATCCGTCGGCGGCAGGCACTCCACCGTCGGCCAACATCGTGATTTCTGCGTATGGTCGGCTGTGGGCAGCAGACACCACAACCGACAACGTGACCATTTCTTTCAGTGACCTGTTGACTGGTTACAGATGGACGGGTGGCAGTTCGGGTTCGCTCAACATCAACACCGTCTGGCCCAACGGCGCGGACAACATCACGGGCCTGGCAGCGCACAACAATTTCCTGCTGATCTTTGGCAAGCGTCAGATTCTGGTCTATCAGGGCGCGAGTACACCCTCGACCATGTCGCTGGCGGACAGCGTCGGCAACATCGGCTGCATCGCTCGCGACTCGATCCAGAGTACAGGCCCAGACATTTTGTTTTTGTCGAACTCGGGCGTTCGGAGTTTTGCCAGAACGATTCAGGAAAAGTCTCTGCCGGTTGGCGATCTGAGCAAGAACATACGCAGCGACTTGATGCAAGTTGTTTTCTCCGAAACATTGGCAAACATCAAGTCGGCCTATTCGGAAAGCAACGCCTTCTACCTGTTGACCTTCCCGCTGGTCAGTGAGGTTTATTGTTTCAACACGCAAGGCACGCTAGAAGATGATTCGTTTAGAGTCACGAAGTGGGACTCGATCACACCGACTGCGCTGCTGTCGCGGCGCAATGGTGACTTGCTGCTCGGCAAAAACGGATTCGTTTGCAAATACGGAACCTATCAAGACCACACCAGCAACTACAGGTTTCTGTACTACACAAATCATGCTGACTTGGGCAATCAGGCCGTCACCAGTATTCTGAAGAAGATCAAAGTTGTTGTGGTTGGCGGGTCTAATCAATTCCTGACCATCAAGTTTGGGTTTGACTTTGCTGGCAACTACCAATCAGTCAACGTCTCAATCCCTACTCAAGGGGCTAGCGAGTACGGAATAGCGGAATACGGCATAGCCGAATACACGACAGGCGTGGCGTTGCAGACGCTTTCTGCGTCTGGCTCTGGAAGCGGTAAAGTTGTGCAGACGGGTTATGAAACCGACATAAACGGCGCTGCGCTGTCGATCCAACGGATTGAGATTCAGTCTAAAGACGGGAAAATATCGTGAGTAACTATACACAGAGCACCAATTTCGCCACCAAGGACGCACTATCTCCCGGCGACCCGCTGAAGATTGTCCGAGGTACGGAGATCAACACCGAGTTTGTCAACATCGCCGTTGCGGTGGCGACCAAACTTGACATCACGGGGTTGGCATCTCCTGGGCCGATTGGTGCTACAACACCATCATCCTTTAACGGAACCACCGGCACGTTCTCTGGCGCAGTTTCTGGCACTACAGGCACGTTCTCTGGCGCAGTTTCTGGAACCACCGGCACGTTCTCCGGCAACGTGCAGATGACCTCGCTGAATGGTGGTGCGATTGCGCTACGCAATAAGATTATCAATGGGTCATTCACCGTTAATCAAAGGGGTATTACAACAGTAACCCCTGCAAGCGGCGACTACACATTAGACCGTTGGTTTGCAGTACAAACTGTAGCAGGAAAGTTTAGTGTTGCAACTGGAGCCGCTAACGTGGCTGCCGTTGCTGCTGGCGTTTTTGGATCGTTAGTAACAATAACGTCGCTATCTACTTATTCCGTAGGTGCAAGCGAAGCATATTCCTTTGGTCAACGAATTGAAGGCTACAACATTGCAGATTTGTTGTGGGGTTCGCCAAACGCAAAAACAGTTACCCTTTCTTTTTATGTAAATTCTACGCTTATTGGGACTTTTGGCGGGGCGCTTAAAAATAGTGCTAACACAAGGTCTTATCCATTTAGTTATTCTATTCCTGTCGCGAACACATGGACAAGAATAAGTATTATCATTACAGGCGACACAACGGCTGCGCTGACTGATTGGTTAACAACCAATGGCATTGGATTGTCTGTAATATTTGGTTTAGGTGTAGGCGCCACGTTATCTGGAACTGCGGGGGCATGGGCGGCTGCAAACTATTCAAGCGCAACAAGTGCAGTTTCTGTTGTTGGCACTAACGGTGCAACATGGACTCTTGCTAATGTCCAACTTGAAGCCAGCCCCGTAGCCACGCCATTCGAGCAACGCAGTATTGCGCTTGAGACTTTGTTGGCGCAAAGATACTATTACAGACTGACGCCAGGCGTAGCAAACAAAACTTTATCAACTGCCCCTTGTATAGTTCTTAGCGCAGTTTCTGCTACTGGGTCAACTCAATTTCCAGTTTCTATGCGGGCAACCCCCTCCGACCTAGATCAATCTGGAACAGCCAATCAATATAGTGTTATAAGTGTTGCAAATACCACTTGTACTGCGGTTCCAATTTTGAACGCAAATTTAACAACCGCAGATTTTGGCGGCGTTACGTTTACTACTACGGGCGCAACTGCGGGAACAGGGACACTTCGTACTGACGCAACTAATGGCGCAACTGCTTTTCTAGGATGGAGTGCTGAACTGTGAAAACTTATCAATACCTTGACGCAGAAAATTTGGTTGTTGCCGTATTTGATGAAGACGGTATCAGCAGGAAGTCTATGCTTGCATCTAAGTTGCCAGAGGGTGCAGTTGTTGAGCCATACATCGCCCCACCGACACCCATCCCCAGCACGGTGACGAGGTTTCAAGCGTTGGCCGTACTCGCGGCTGGCGGCTACTTGCCCACGATCAAAACCTACATCGCCACTCTGGGCGAGGACAACATCGCCCGGCTGGCTTGGGAAAATGCGACGGACTGGGAGCGCACCAGCCCGACGCTGAACGCGCTGGCGACGATGCTGAACCTGACCAGCGCCGAAGTCGATGACCTGTTCGTGGCGGCGTCTCAGGTGAGCGCGTGATACATCACTTCAGCGATGGTTTGTACGCGAAGCAGATGATAATCGCCGCAGACACGATGATCTTGAAGCACACGCACAGCTTCAGCCACCTGTCGATTCTCGCCTCGGGTAAGGTGGCGGTGATGCGGGGTGATGAGGTTGATGTTATTGAAGCACCGGCCTGCATCGAGATCAAAGCGGGTCTGGTGCATGGCGTGAAGGCTCTTACCGACTGCGTCTGGTTTTGTGTCCACGCTACAGACGAAAAAGACGCGTCAAAAGTAGACAATGTTCTGATTGGAGTTTGATATGCCAGCATACGCAGAAGCAGCATTAGCCGCGCTAAAAATAGGTGGGGGGCTATTTGGCAGCAAGAAAAGGAAACGGGCGAGAAGGCGTCGTGCTGCGGCAGAAGCCGAAGCCGCACGGCTGGCAGCTATTCAGACCAGCTTCCGTCCGGTTGGCGTTACGACACGATTCGGGCAGTCCAATTTCCAGGTTGATGCCAACGGTCAACTAATCGGCAGCGCGGGATACACCCTCTCTCCACAGTTTCGGAGGCAGCAAAACAGGTTCGCTGCGCTGTCGAATCGAGGTTTGCGGCAAGCTCAACAGGCGGAGCGAAACTTCGCTCCGCTCGGGCAGGCGGCGCAAGGGCTGTTCAGTCTGGGCCGTGGTTACTTGGCTGAGACGCCAGAGCAGGCCGCAGCTAAGTTCATGGCCCAGCAGCAGAACTTGCTGGCCCCAACCCGCGAGCGGCAGTTCTCGCAACTGCAAAACAGCGTGTTCAACACCGGACGCCAAGGACTGGCTGTCGGCGGGACAGGGATGCGCCCAGGTGGCGGTGCTGGTCTAGGCTCGGCCAACCCAGACCTTGAGGCGTACTACAACACCATAGCGCAGCAAGACGCAGAGTTGGCGACCCGATCTACTCAGGGCGGCATGGATCAGACGCGCTTTGGCGCGGGGCTGTTCGATACAGGTAGCAGCTTGATTGGTCGGCAGTATGCTGGACAGGTTGCCGCGTTGGCGCCGTATCAGCAATATCTGGCACAGATGAAAGAACTCGAAGGGCTAGGCCAGCAGTCGCTGGAAATGGGTCTGAGTCTCGGCCAACTGCGAAGGAACGCTCAAGGCGGAAACGCGCTGTTTCAGGGTGGAATGGCCGCAGCAGGGTCTAGGTATGGCGACCCTTCTAGCGTTACCGCAGACATCTTGAGTGGTCTGGCTAACTCAGACACTTTGCGAGGTCTGTTCAGCCAGCCGCAGTCTAGCGGGCTAGTGCAATCGCAAGGTG